GATCTTTCGGAGTTGCTTAGAGTGCCGGCGTAGCATGGCGCCGTTCTCCTGGTGTTCTCTGGTGTTGACGCGTCGAGTCTTTCGGGATTGCCATACGATCCCAGCGAACGCGGCGGCGCCGGTGATGCTGGCGGCGATGATCTGTTCCCAGTCCATGACCTATGAGGCGAGCGGGATCATTGCAAGGTCAGCGGGGTTCATTACCCATACGGGCTGACCTGCGATCGTGTCGACCTTCGCTGTCTTGGGTGGGCGAAGGATCTTTCCCCCGAAAGAGTTCAGAATGTGGACGGCGGACCGGAGGCGGTCTTCGGATGTGAGGTGCCAGCGGAAACCGAGTCCAGGGGCAACGATGAACACCTCGGGGTGGCCTTCTGCTCGGGCTAAGAATCGGTCGATCATTTCGTCGTCTCCGGTGATGTGTGTCGGGGGTGGTGTTGGTTTGTGGCGGGTGATTGCTTGGATGAGGGCGGCGTCGAGGCGCCGGCGGTCGGGATTTATTGACCAAGCGTCGGTGCGGTCCCAGGGCTGTACGTCTCCGTGGCAGTAGAGGCCTGGACGGTTGAGGGCGTCGGTTCCGATCCATTGAGCGGCCTCGAGGTCGATTCCGAGGCTTTGCCATAGTTCGGCGATAGCGGCGCCGGCCCTGGTAATCATTGCGAGAGTGTTGGGGTCGTCGGCGTTGAGCTCCGAGGCCCTTCCGGTGAGACAGATTGACCAGGTCCGCGAGTTGTAACCGGGGGCGGCGACTGAGTAGGCGGTGTATTCCGGGGGCATGAGATACACTGTTGCGTCGGAGTCGACGACTATCGAATACGAACCGGGGTCGGAGCGTCGGGAGATAAACGCGGCCAACGCTTCAGCGGTTCCCGGTCCTGTCCCGCCTTCGGAGGTGTGGACGCCTACCGCCCAGGTCGGCGGGTTTTGGCGGGTCGGGTAGAACTGAGGCGAGGCGGGAGGATGGTCGAGGAGGTAGTAGCCCATTACGCCGTGGGGGCGGTCGACGTGGTCGGGCCTACGTCCTCGACTGAGAAGTAGTGTTGCTGGGCGGCGCCGGCGACCATTCGGAACTGTTTAGCGGCTACGTTTACATAACCTTGCATTTTGAAAGTCACGGACCCGCTTGTCGCGTAGTTGGCGTAGGCGGTCATTGAGATCGGTTCTTGCTCGGCGGCGGTCCCGAGGTACTGGGTCGCGAGTCCGAAGGTGGTGAAACCGTCGACGATTCGGATAGAACCGAGAACGGGGGAGCCGACGGGGCAGTCATAGACGCCGAAGTAGGTGAGTTTGTAGCGGCGGTTCGCTGTGTAGTTGAAGGTAAGGGACGAGCCGGTCATGTCGACGGCGGAGGTTGTCGAGAATGTTTGAGGGGTCGTGATGGATGCCGGCGTAGTCATAATGCCCCAGGGCTGATTCCAGGGGCGGGCCCAGCCGGTAGTAGCGCCGTAATAAACCTCGAGGGCTCCGGTGTCGGTGAGGAACGAAACGAGGCCCCTCGTCGGGGAGGTGATTGCGATTCCCCTGGAGGTTGAGTTTGTGAAGACTTGGATTGTCTGGTCTCTGACATAAGAGTTCATGTTGGCGGCGGTGACCTCTTCGAGGGCGGCCCATGTTTTCCATCCGGTCATGTTGTGTCCTTATTTGAGGACCGCTGAATAGTCCAGGCGGTCGAGGGGTTCTAGTTCGAGAGTGAAGTAGTTTGTGGTGTAGGTGTAGGGATTGGCGAAGGTTGTGAACAGGGTTTCCCAACCGGTCTCCGGGGTGTAGTTGTCAGTCCGGCCACAGATTTGGACTTTTGCTGAGATGTCTTGAATCGAGACGGTCCAGGCGAGGCCGATGGTGTCGGCGTTTCCGTTGTTTAGTAGTTGATAGATGTCGGTGTTCGGGTTCGATCCGTTGTCGTAACTCCCGTTTATTCCGATCACTTGAGGCCAGCCGGCCGGGTTCGCTTTGTACAGATTTAGCCCTACCCCTGCCCACCAAGTGAGGTCTGATTGGTAGAGGAGTGAGGTTTCGAGGCCCCACTGGTTGAGGCCATAAAGGTCGACCGAGGTTTGGTCGGACGCCGTAACCGGGGTGAGGTAAGGGTTCGTCGAGGTCACGGTTACTACGTTGCGAACCGAGGCGTAGGACAGTCCCGGACTCGTTGCCTCTGTGAAGATCTCCGGGTTGTTGTTGAGGTTTCCTAGTGATGAGTTCACGGTCGACGACCAGAACTCCGCGCCGTAGGAAAGGGTGCCGTCTGGGAGGACAGTCAGGAGGCCCCATTCGGAACGGGCGGCGAACCTGATTTGGTCGAGGGCGTTTCCGTCGAGAGTTGTGGAGTTCATAGAGCGGCCGGGGTTCGAGTTCCGGCGCCGTAGGGTCGCTGATGAGTTCGCGGCGTTCATGATGCGTTGGATCCGTTGGATTCCCCCGTCGCCGAAACCGACCTCGGCCGACGCGTCGAGGTTGACTTGGGCGAGGCGTGTGAGTTCGTCGACGCCGGTGAGGGTTGCGTATTCAGACTCCCAAGAAAGGGCCCACAGGTAGCCGGTGAAGAGCGGGGAGCGGTCGGCAGGGTTCGGTGCCGGCGTTTCGGAGTTTGTCCAGGACAGGCGAAACGGGATTCCGGCCCGAAGGCGAGCGAAGAAAGGTGAAAGACTGTTAGCCGGGTCGAGGTTGCGGTCCGGGTCCCACACTCTGACCGATGCGATTCCGGCGGTGACCTCATAAAAGTCGAGGGGGGAAACCGAACCTCTACGCCAGTTAGCGGAGACGGTTTCGCAACGTAAGTCCTCCCACTGTGAGAGAGGCCCTTCTAAGAGGTTGCCGTTGGTGAGTTTCGAAAGGTTCCCTCCGTTGAGGGTCCAACCGTCCGAGTCGGCGATAGCGAGTTCTACCGATAGGGCTGGTCGCCTTAGTGTCCCCATTAGTACGGGACGCCGTTTCGCTGGTAGTAGTCGCGCAGTTCGGCGGCGATGGCGGCTCCGACGTCGGGGCCGTTAGTGCCGAAACCGGCGTTTACGTTTATCTCGATCGAGTTCGGAATGTACCCCCCGAAGTAGTCTTGGCCGTTGAAAGCGGATTGACCGGAGGCGACTGGTGCGGAACTGTCGGGGGCGTCTCTTGTGATGAAGGCGAAGGCGGTCCCGAGTCCTGGGAACGCGGCGTTTAGTGCTGCCGTTACGAGTGTTTTGAGGAGGTTTCCTAGAACCGGTCCGAAAGAGTTTCGAAGGTAGTTAGAGATTCCTTCGGCGATGCCTTTGGCGAGGTTTAGCGATGCGCCGGCGAGGCTGGGGATTGCCTCGAGCATTGCTTTTTGTAGATTGAATAGAGCTTGTTTTATCGAGAGGTAGGACAAGATCCCGAACGCGGCCATCCCGGCGAGCATGTAGGTCGCGATTTTTGCGCCGATTTCGGTGATTTCTGCGGAATGGGTGTCGATGTAGGTCGACATGTTTTTGATTGCGGCGTCGAGTCTCTTGTAGATGCCTTTTTCTCCCGTTGCCGGGTCTCCGTTCATTGCCTTGTCTACCCAGGAGGTGAAGGCGACGACCCACGGGCCTACTTTCGGTACGTTTTCTTTTAGAAACTCCGAGACTTTGGTCCCTAGTTTTGGGATTTCCTCGCCGGCCCAGGTGAAGAGTTCGCCGGTCAGATTGGAGAACGCGTCGAGCCATGATTGCCAGGAGGGGATGTGGTCGGCGATCCAGCCGGTAGTCGAGTTGTAGATTCCGTCGAGTTTTTCTTTGAGTTTCGGCCAGGCTTGGCCCCACTTTTCGGAAACCTCTGCGAAGGCTCCCGATAGGCCTCCCTCTTTGAAGGCGTCGACTACGTCTTCCACCCCGGGAATGACGTCGTCGGCGAGGAAACCGGTGACCTCGGAAAGGGCGGGGAGTAGGACTCCTCCGATTTTTGTTTTGACGTTGTCAAACTGAGCGGCGAGAACTTGTTGTTTGTTTCCGAGTTGATCCGATTCCCGGGCGAACGCTCCGGTCGCAGTGGAACCCTGTTTCGTTATGGCGGCGAGGGTGCCGATGATGTTTTGTTGTGTGGTGAGAGTGCCGGTGACTTTTTTGCCTGTTTTTTCGAAGTAGGCGGCCTTTACTTGGACGTCATTTAGGACGATTCCGAAACGCTCTAGAGGGTCTCGTTCGCCTCGAAAGGCGGACCCTATGGCGTTCACGGCGTCTTCTACCGGTAGGTCATTGAAGGCGGCGAGGTCGGCGGCGAGTTGAATGGTTTCTTCGGAGAAGGCGGCGGCCTGAGTTCCTGAGTAGCCGAGTAGGCGGGCGTAGGTGGCGAAACGATTGGCAGCTTGTACGGCGGCGACCTGCGAAAGGCCGAGACCACGGGCGGCGTTCACTGACCATTGCGTAACCTGACCGGCGGCGTCGCCGTAGTTTCGCTGGAGAGTCTGGAGGCTGGCGGAAAGGTTCGCGGCTTTGTCTATTCCGTCGGTGATTGCACTCGCCCCGGCGGAGGCTAGGTCGACGATTTTATCGAGAGCGAAAGTTGTGAGCGATGCGGTAACCCCGGCGGTAAAGCCGGCGACCTTTGACGAGAACTGGGAAAGGTTGGTTTGAGCGTTACGAGTGTCGGCGACTACGTCGATTTTTAGGGTTGCTGGCTTTGCCATGATTTAGGGGCCGTTTCCGTTGGCGCTCTGACCGATTTTGTCGACGATTTCGTCGATTGCTCCGAGATACACGCGTGTCCACTGGGGTTCGGTGGCTTGGGCGGCGTCGATAACGAAAGGGTTCGGGGCGATGAACCATTCCCGCCCTTTTATTTGCTGCATTTTTTTTGGAAGTTTCGGAGATCCTGTAGGCCAGCCCCAGTGGATGGGGCCGGCGTAGGGGATTCCTGTTTTCGTTTTTCGGTTATTTCCGACCGAGACGCGGGCGTATCTCTGACCCGCGTTCGGCCGGATACTTTCGGCGAGTTTTCCCGACCGAACCGGTGCGGCGGCTTTAGCGGCGGCGGCGACTATTCGAGCGACCTTGAGGTGTGCTTCCTTGAGGTCGTCGAGGTCGCCTTCTGCTTTGCGTAGTGCGCGTCGGAGTTCCCGGCCTCCCGTTATTTGGATACCGGAAACCCCCACAACGGTCAGACCTTCGTAATCGCGCCCTGGATGGGCAGGGAGATCGTGAAGTTCAGAGGGTCGCCTGCTGCCCCGCCCGCCGGGGGCTTACGGCCTGAGGCTTCGCAGGTGAAGTCGACGCCCCCGATGGTCATAACGGCGGTAAGGGTGGTTTCGTCTTCTGCCGAGGTCCAGAGCAGGTCGCAGAGGGAACCGGCGGAACCCCAGTCCTGGTAACCCTCGAGAACGAGGGTATAGGTCTCATCATTTGAGGTGTAGTTGCCACAAAACGTTTTGATTTGTGTCTCGGAGTTCGCGGTTTCGATTCGTGCGTTCGAAAGTTGGCACTCATAGTCGACGGTTTCGAGGCTGAGAGTGAGCTCTGAGATAAGGGTAGGGGCTGGCATGGTTTCTCCTTAGAGAGGGGGGATAGTTACGGGGACAATGAGGGAGAGGCCGACGGCGTAGACGGTGGCGTCTCCGAAACGGGCGGGGCCGATGTTGAGGTCGACGGCGAGGGGACCGGCCCAGGCGATGAGAGCCTCGAGGTCGTCTTCGAGGGTGGCGACTGAGTTAGGTGTCGCGGTTTGTATGTTGCTGATTGCTGAGATTCTGAGGTGATAGTCCCAGCGGCCGTACCCTGACTGGTCGATCGGTGCGCCTTCGTCGGGGGCGACTATGACACAGGGCAGAACGGGCGACGCCGGTATCCATTCATAGACTTTTCGGCCGGGAAATAGGGCGGCGAGTTCGTCGGCGATTGCTTGGCGGGCCTCTGTGAGCGGCGACGTCATCCG